TAAAGTCGGACCTCTTGCTTATAAAGATACAGACAAATTTGGTGATGGTGGACCATGGTGTAAGGAAGGCGATTGGGTATGTATTGGTCGTTATGCTGGGTCACGTTTTCAAATAGAAGGTGGGGAAGTACGAATAATCAATGATGACGAAGTCATTGCAACAATTGTCGATCCTGACGACATCAAATCATACGGAGTATAGTATGCAAGAAGATGTTAAAGTTGAAGAACTAGAAGAAGAAGGTCAAGAAATTGAGATAGAAGATAATAAGGAACAAGAATCCAATGAAGTCTCTGTTGAATCAAAAGATAAATCTGAGAATGATGAGGACTTGTCTGAGTATTCGGACTCTGTCAAGAAACGTATTAGCAAACTTACGAACAGATTTCGTGAAGAAGAAAGACAAAGACAAGCAGCTGTAGATTATGCAGAAGCAGTTAAAAAACAAAACGAAGAATTAAAAACAAGGATTGATAAGTTAGATACCACTTATGTTGGTGAATTTGACACAAGAGTTCAATCTCAAGCTATAGCAGCTAAAGAGGCTTATAAAAAAGCACTAGAAGATGGTAATGCTGATGCTATGTACGATGCACAGCAAAACATATCTAGAATTGCTATGGAAGAAGCTAGACTTGCTCAATTGAAAGCAGCTAGAGAAGAAAGAACTCAAGAGGTACAAGCACAACAACCTCAAGCACAACAACCTCAAGCACAAGCACCTCAAGCTAAACCAGATCCGAAAGCAGAGGGTTGGGCACAGAAAAACTCATGGTTTGGACAAGATCAAACTATGACTTATGCCGCTTTTGGGTTACATAAACAATTAATTGAGGATGAGGGGTTTGACCCCAACTCAGATGAGTACTATAATGAACTAGATACTAGGATTAGATCGGAGTTTCCACATAAATTCCAAGAAACACCGAAAAAATCTAATAGTCCCAGAGTCGCCTCTGCTGGGACAACGGCTTCTAAGTCGTCAACGCCAAAGGGACGCAGAACAGTCAAGTTGACTGCTTCGCAAATTGCTATTGCGAGACGGCTGAATGTTCCGCTTGAAGAATATGCTAAATATGTGAAGGAGTAGAAACATGGCAGAGAATAGAACAACACGAGATAATGAAAGTCGTGCAAAGACCCCGGCAAGAAGAAAACCGTGGGCACCTCCATCAAAGTTGGCTATGCCACCAGCCCCGGCTGGGTTCAAACATCGTTGGATCAGAACTCATTTAAGAGGTGAGGATGATAAAACGAATATGCACTCAAGACTTAGGGAAGGTTGGGAGCCAGTTAGAGCGGATGAGTATCCAGATTCAGGAGACATGTATCCGACACTTGAAGAAGGTAAGAATGCAGGGGTAATTGCTGTAGGCGGACTAATGCTTGCACGAATACCAGAAGAAACGGTAGAGGAAAGAACTGAATATTATCGGGGCCAGACCCGCAACCAGATGAAAGCCGTGGATGAAAACCTAATGAGGGAACAACATCCCTCAATGCCGATTCATAATGATAGGCAAAGTCGTGTAACTTTCGGTGGGAAACCAAAACCCTCCGAGTAACTTAATAAGGAGCTAAAAAATGGCTAATTCTAACGGAAGTTTTGGATTAAAGCCGATTGGCGTTATAGGCAATGGTTTTGCCGCTGGCACCAATCAATACTTTATCAAAAGTGATGCTTCAGCGATTTATCAAGGTTCTCCAGTTGAAGTCGAGTTGACAGGTGGAACCGCAGCAATCATAACAAGTGCCGATGGAGATGGTAAACAACTCCTAGGTGTCTTCGCAGGTTGTGAATACGTTGATGCATCAACAGGCAAGTTGACGTTTAAGAACTATTGGGCAGGGTCGGGTACTGCTGATACTAACCACGATATCAAGTGTTTTATTTATGATAATCCATTTCAGAGGTATATAATTGCTTCTGATGCGGGGAACACAAATAGAGCAACAGCTAAAATTGATGTTTTCAGAACAGCAGAGTTTACAACAGCCACAACTGGAAGTACTGTAACCGGTATTTCTTATGGTATGATAGACATCGCAACTGCTGAAGTTTCAGATCCTTCTAATCCTCTAATGATATTAGGGATTCATGAGGATGTGACTAACTCTGATCATTCTGCAGCTGGTGTTCCTTATATCGTTAAACTTAACAATCACATCTTCATGGCTAGTTCTGGCGATGCTGATGTTGCTATATCATAAGGAGATTTAACAATGGCAATTTCAAGAGCACAACTTGCTAAAGAATTAGAGCCTGGCTTAAACGCTCTCTTTGGTATGGAATACGATAGATATGAAGGTCAGCATTCTGAAATCTTCGACACCGAGTCATCTGACAGAGCGTTTGAAGAAGAAGTAATGTTGAGTGGATTTGGTGCAGCCCCTACTAAGTCAGAGGGAAATGCAGTAACATATGACGATGCAAATGAGGCTTATACTGCAAGGTATAACCATGAGACAGTTGCAATGGCATTCTCAATAACAGAAGAAGCAGTAGAGGATAATCTTTACGACAAAATCTCTTCTCGTTATACAAGAGCCCTTGCAAGATCTATGGCACATACTAAGCAAGTAAAAGCAGCAGGAGTATTAAATAATGCTTTCGACACTACTGTAGTAGGTGGTGATGGAAAAGCATTATGTGTAACAGATCACCCATTAACAAATGGTGGTACGTTGGACAATGTTGCGGCAGCCGATCTTAACGAAACATCTTTAGAAGATGCATTAATCAATATTGCAGGTTTTACAGATGAGCGTGGATTAATCATTGCTTTAAGAGGCATGAAGTTAATTATACCTCGTCAGTTACAATTTGTAGCAGAGAGATTGATGGCATCTAACCTAAGATCAGGATCAGCAGATAACGATGTTAATGCTGTGAAGTCAACTGGTATGTTACCGGGTGGTTATGTAATCAATGACTTCTTAACTGATACAGATGCTTTCTTCATCAAGACAGATGCACCAAATGGCTTAAAGCACTTTGAGCGTATGTCTTTAACAACAGCTATGGATCCAGACTTCGAGACAGGAAACATGAGATATAAAGCAAGAGAAAGATATTCTTTTGGTTTCTCTGATCCTCGTGCCGTGTTTGGTTCACCAGGAGCGTAAGCTTTTTAAAAAAACTTTAAAAAAAGGGCAGTTACATACTGCCCTTTTTTGTGTATAATAAGATCAACCTAACAGTTACATAATGTGACTGACATTTGCCAAGATAGGAGATTCACATGGCTAATACAACTTTCGCAGGTCCTATACGATCTGAAGGTGGTTTCACAACCATCAGCAAAAACGGCACAACAGGTGCTATATCAACTTTATCAAGCATAAATTCAAGTGGTGTTACATCTTTTGATGCTAATACACTTTCAGTAGAAGCTGGGACTGGTATTACAACAGGTTCTGGAACTATTTACAGAAGTTCTGTTCAAAGAGTTGGTGGTATAATCACAACAAGAATTCTAATTGATTTAACTGGTTTGAGATCAACTGGTGGTGCTGACATTATTGGTGTTAACGGAACTGCTTTAGTTTGTCACATTGGTCAAATAACTGCTGCACAAAACGGTACAATTTTAACAGGTAGCATGGAATGTTTCGAAGCACCAGCAGGTGGTGACCCAGACATCAACATACATTCTGCTACAGAGAGTACTGGTGTTGAGGATGGTCTAATATCTGGCTTAACAGAAACATTATTGGTCAACGCAGGTGATGCAACATTAGGAAGTAAAGTTTTCTTTGCTGCCGCTCCAGCCGCAGATGAATTTTTATACTTAACAACAGGTGCTGCAACAGATGCAGATTACACAGCAGGTAAGTTATTCATTCAGTTAATGGGTTACGAAGCTTAATTAATGGGGGATTAATTTCCCCCACTTTACTAAGGAGAATATTATGGGAGCAATCTCAGACGTAAAACCAGCCTTTATAAGTGATGAAGTTGTTGCAGATGGTGATTTTATTGTTGTTGCAGCCAGACCTAATACCGCAGCCACATTAGCGAATACAGCTTTTGCTTCTGGTGGTGCTAGACTTTTATCTGTAACTACAGCAGGAACAAGCGATAATGCTAAGACAAATACAATAGTTGGAACGGATGTATTTGGAAATGTGCTAACAGAAATAATTGTTTCTACAGGTTCTGCTGAAGCTGTTAATGGAACAAAGTATTTTAAAACAGTTACTTCAGTCACAAGTTCTGCACAATTTGCAGGTAACATAACAGTAGGGTCACTTGCTTCGGCAGCACAATCCGTTGGTGATGGCAGTAGAGTTCGTTTAAAAGGATTCTCAATTGTATCTGGTGGAACAGCTGGTGTTATTGAATTTATTGATGGAACTCCAGAGTCTGGAACAACATTGTTTAAAGCAAGAACAATAGGTACTGATAATACGACAATTGATAGGACTATACCAGAAAATGGTATTTTGTTTGATAATGGTCTTAGTATTAAATACACTGTTGGCACAATAGATATGATGACATTTTTCTTCGCATAGGAGTAGAAATGGCTAGTGAAAAAGGAACCATGAAGGGACACACCATAGGTGGTGGGCAAAAGCGTCCTACCAAATCTGGTGCCGGAATGACTGCAAAGGGTGTTGCTAAATATCGTAGAGACAACCCTGGAAGCAAGTTAAAAACAGCTGTTACTGGTAAAGTAAAAAAGGGTAGCACTGCCGCCAAGAGACGTAAGTCTTATTGTGCTAGATCAGCAGGGCAAATGAAGAAATTTCCTAAAGCTGCAAAAGATCCTAACAGTCGTTTAAGACAAGCTCGTAAAAGGTGGAAATGCTAATGAATATTAAAGAAATCTCAACTAGTGTTTGTGTAATATTATTTGCAGGGGCTATTGGTTGGTCATATTTAACCTTAGTTGAGGTGGATAAAAGAACAGCTATTATGGCAGAGAAAGTTTCTCAAAATCACGAGATGATTAAACCTTTATGGGAAGACTTTATAAGAAGGAGAGCAATAGATGGCAATCATGCGAAGCTCGATGAGCAAACAAATAACAAAATCACCTTCAAGTGGAAATAAAAAAAGACCAAA